AAAGAATTGTTTTAACTATTAACTAAACGAAGTAGCTAAAGTACCACTACCATTTAAGCTTCCGCTAACCATCCAGTAGCCATCTTTATTTACTTGAAATAATACTTCAGAGCCAATAAGGCCGCCTGTAGTAGTTCCATTCATAGTAAATATAAGATCAGTGCCATCTGATGCGAAATAAGCTGCATTAGCTATTGCGTCAGATGCTTTAGAGATAATTACATTACCTACTAAAGGATCGCCTGTTGCAGCAGTAATAACAGTTGAAGCGCCACTATTAGTAACACCTACCACTACTCTTAACCACATCCCTGCATCATCAGTGCTAACAGCTGGTAAAAATAAATCAAACCCATTTGCATGGCCTTGAACTATTGTTCTGTTAAGATGTAATTTACTCATTGGAGCAGCAGCTGTACCAAATTGAGCATTATCTCCTGCAACTTCTACAGTGCCAAATTTATCGCCACTATATGCATTTTTAGCCCAATCTAAATCAGCACCTTCGCCTATTTGTCCATAATAAGGTATACCCATGATAAGCCTCCTTAAGACCAGATAGCGTGAGTTTCAGGACAACACCATTCCATTCCCGCTTCTGTTAGTATTTGATCTACTCGTCTGTCGACCCCAGAGTTTTCAAGTGTTTGTACACCTACGTAGACTGATGTGTCTCTATTAAGACCGTTACCTACTAGTGGTCTATAAGAGCAATATTTCATATTGATACCGAGCATCTTAACAGTAGTTCCATCAAGGTGCACATTACGTGCAACATTCATGTCACCATATATTGTTGAGATTGTTGTAACATCGACACCGAATACTTTCTTTTTACCTACCATGCTGAAATCAGCTCTACCAAGTGAATTAGATGAAGTTCCTAAGCCAGAATGACCTAGTCCTCCAGTTCCACCTTGAACTAATCCAACATTATTAGCAAAGTATCCAGATAATTTATGTAGCCAATTGTACACCGCTGTTGAACAGAAGAATACAGTTGAAGCTGCATTATTATATCTAGGATCTAGCATTGCTGACAAGTCATCTAAGAAAGAATCTTGTGATTTAGTTGCAACAGCTAATGAAAAAGTATTTCCATATGTTGAAATAAAATCAACAGCACCTTGAGTTGTACCATAAGTAGAATCTTGAGTACCAAACAATAATGCTTGCTCAATATCATACTTATGCTCAATTAGCTTTTCTTTCCAGATACGTGCCCACTCATTGCCTTCATATTTAAGCACAGTAGCTCTGTCAGTATTATTCATAACAGCTGATGTTTTGAATATCTGAGTTTGCCCATAGTTTGTGCTATATGGCTGGTCTTCCCAAGTTTCTGGATACCCAGATCCAGCAGCAAAAGAAGTACCAACTACATATGTTTTAAATGGCTCTAAGTCTTCCTGACTCGCAGCTTTTGTAGTGTTACTAGCAGCATGACCTAATCCTGCGGCACCATCTTCAACAGCAGCATTGCTTGCTGATACAGCACTCATAGGACTAATATTAGATGCACCTTTTATACAAGTAGCATTAATAATAGCTTTATTAACTGTTGCACTATTAGCTGTTGCTGCTTCTGCATAAGTAGTCAAATCAACTGAATTAATTTTCCACAAAGTGTATCCTGTTAATTCAGAAGTAAGATTATTATCAGTACTAGCAGCACCATGAGGTATTTTAACTATTTGACCAGGAATAAAGAATTTAGGCTGTGTGCCTTTTACTCCTTCGAAATAATTAACTGTCTGACCGTAAATATTTGTCATATTACCATCAGCATTATAATCTGTAAACATACTAAAAGTATATACATCACCAGATGATGGGCTTAAATCGTTACCTGTTCCACCTACTGTAGTAGCTGGTGAAGAACCTGCACTCGCATCAAAATCTGCTACATATGCATATCTTTTAGTATATGATGAACGTTTTTCAGTAAATTTGAAAGTTGGATCATCGGTTGGTTTTTTAGAGACCATGCTCACAAAACGAAAGAATGGATCTTGTGCTAACGCAAGTTCTGATACTCTATCTCCGAAGTTATACTTTCTTCGTAAAGCACCAGTATTATGCGTACTAGCAGCTGCTCCAGCTAACGAATTGAGACCCTGGCCACTATATAGGCTATTTCCGCCTATGGATGTTGAATCCGCCATTGTCTATCTCCTTAACTATTTAATTAAGCTCGGATAGACCTTTAAAACTATTTTAAATGTTTATCTATCCAAACAAGTTATCAACGCCACCATCAAGACCTAATAAACCTTCAAATATATCATCATCTGGATTATTTTTATCGCCTTGAGAGTTAGCTCCACTGGCACTTGTTGGCATATCACGAACATTTTTCATTTGGTTGAGCATATCATTTCTAGCTGCATTTGCAGTATTTGTCGCTGCTTTATCTCTATTAATAAGATAATTAACATCCTCTAAAGTAAGAACATGAGATTTAGCTTTATCTACAAATTCCTCATATTCTTCATCTGACATATTATGCTTTTCTCTAAAAGCCTGCTCTTCTTTACTTTTGGCAAGTTTAGCTTGAATTTGGGCTGCATTTTTTTTCTCTGTAGCTACCATACTTCCAACTCGTTTTTGCACCAAAGTATCGACATGAGCATTCATTAACTTAGCACTATCAGAATGTGGATCGGATACAGCTTCATTAGCATCAAATATAAAATCATCGTCAATATTTAACTGTTCTTTTATAGTTTTTGCTGGTGCTCCACCATTTACTAAATATTCTCTGACATGTTGAACAAGACCACTATCATTTTTCATAGCTTCTAAAACAGGGACGAATGGAGTTAAATCATTCATTTGTTCTTTCAGCTTAACAGCTTCGCGACTACTGTCTTTGTATCGCTTTTCCCAGTCCTGGCTGTTATTTGACTGTTCCACTGTATTGGAGCCACTTTCTAGACTTTCTTGGGTTGCCTCAGGCTCGTAAGCCGTATCGGGGCCAAAATCTTCGTGGGTTGCCTCATTTGGATCTACTATTCCTCCGTTTACTTGACCTTCTAAAGCATCAAAAAATCCTTCAGAGCCTGTATTCGCTTGTTCGACTGATTCAAAAGAATCTTCCGTCATACCAATCTCAGGGTTACCTTGGGTAGTTTCTTCTTTAGACATAACATCTCCTTATTTGATTGTTATTCTTCAACGTAGTTTACTCAGAAGTTTCCTTCTTTTGCAAATCATTTTTTATTTTCTCAGCTTGAATAGCTAGTTTTTGAGATTGAGTACTAGCATCATTAGACATTACATTACGCAATAACTTTTGTTCACCTTCTGTTTGAACAAATTGTTTATTCATATTTGATTTAACTTCTTCTTTCTTTTTGTTAATCTCAACATCTGCTTGCATAACTTTTTGTTTTATTCCAGCTTGTACTAATTGTCTTTCCAGAGTTTCAATAGTACCTTCTTTATCTTTAACAGCTTCTTCTAAACTAGATAACTGTGATTGTAGCTGAGAGTATAAGCTTTTTCTTTTAATAATATTTTCTTTATTTTTAATATCAGTTTCTGCAAGTAAAGCTATATCATCTATAACTCCCATTTGCATTAATTGTTTTAATTCTTCCAAATATGCCCATCTATTTACAGGAAGAGTTGAACCAGATATTATTCTTATATCATATTTAATTGATGATATATCCATTGATTTTCCTATAGCTTGACCCATATCATTATATATAGGAATATTAATTTCCACTTCTCTTTGCTCTTGAATAGCAGATGGTTGTATTATTCTAAATCTTTTATTAGCAGTATATACAGATTGAGCAAATTGCAATACTACCGTACCTAGTTGCTTTAATGCTGGTTCAATAGAAGTATTCATCCATTGTTTGATTCGTCTAGTCCCATATTCATCTAATGCCAACATACCTCTATATGTTTCACTGGCACCACCAGAATCACCCATCATAGAACTATAAATACCTGCAAGATATTCCATATCTGATTTACCCTGTTGAACTATTTGAAAAAATGCACTAGATAATGGAGCGGGCATTACAGGAGTAGGTCTTTCTACCCCAGGCCTAATTGGCAATAATGCTCCTGGACTAGAAGAATATTTTTCCCAAGTTTCTGCATCAATACTACCTTCTTCATACATCCATCGTAAAGATGAACCTAATGATGCATTATGTACCATTATTTGATGAGCTTTATTAATTTCTTGTTGTTTTCCAATTAAAGGAGCAACTGCACTTATAGGATAAGGAGTTCCTGTCCATTTATAATGAAACGGTATTAATGGATAGTCTTTGACTGTTTTAGGCAATATTTTTTCATACAATATCTTATCGCCTGCTGCGCATATTTGTTTTATTCTAATATCATAAAATTGAACTTTATCTACAATATTATCTGCTATTAATTTATTTTCCAACAAGACTTTAAATTCTTGCTCAGAAACAATAACATTTTCAATCTTAGATGCTTCGCTTTGCAATCTACTTATAGTTTCTTGTTCGTAAGCTTGCAATTGCTGTTGCATCATTTTTTGTTCTTTTTGCAATTCTAATTGCATTCTCTCAGGAATCATTTTTCCTTCTTGAACAGCCTGTTGAAGTTGTTGTTGAGTTTCCATAAATTTAACTTGCATTTCAGCTTGCATTTCTTGCATAGCAACTTGAGCTTGTTGTTTTATTTGCTCCATTACTTCAGGACTAGGAGGTATTCTATAAAATACATTCATATAAGATACTTTAATCTTTTCATATATTTCAAAATATTCTACTAATTCATCTTGACTACCATCAGGTTCAATAGCCATATTAGCTTGTTCTGTAGTATCATTAAATGCAAATAATTTTTGATCTTCATCTCCTACAGCTCTTGCAGACCAAGTTCGCTGAGCTTGTTCATCACTACTAGCTTGACTAATTTTTCTTTTTTGGTCAGGAAATGTTTTTATTAAATGGTTTTTAGGTAATACTTTTCTTATCAATATAAAAGCAGCATCTTTAAAAAGCATATCTCTACATTTAGGATCTACATAAATATCAAAAGGTTCAGGTTGAGTAACAATTACTTCTCCCATACCATTATCCATATCTCTATCTACAGATACTAATAAATATCCTAATCCTTTCGTAACTGCGTCATTTATTGCATTTCCATACAATGTGTTGCCATCTGATAATGCCCAAATATAATCACATAAATCTGAAAGAACTGCAGCTACATCTACATCGCTACCTTCAGTACCAACAGCTTGCCATCTAGGATTATTTGCTGTTGCATCCT